TTATCTCTGTAACTATCATTTAAGCCTATTTTACTACGTAATTCTGCCATTTGCATAGCAAAATTTTCAGCAAATTTGCCATTTTCTAAATTTTGTTTGTCTGCTGCTGCACTCTTCAACCTTGCATCACTGACTGCACTCATTATTGTAGCAGCGTTAAGTAGTGCGCTTTGTATTCCATTTGCCATTCCAGTTTCTGGCTGTACCTGTGTAGCTTGCATAGGCGCAGAGTTAGCACTCGTTAAAGCACTTTGAGCGTTGCCATTTTGCATATTACCTAATGCCATATATGGGTTAATGCCTGCATCTTCATACCTTGCTCGTTGTGCTGCTGGTGTGTTATACTGCAAATAGTTATTAAACTGTTCTTTATTAAATTCATTCTGCTCTCGAAATATTTGGTAATTCTGGGCATTTGTTTCACGTGCTATTGCTAAATTAGTTCTATTGGCTGCACGTTGTGCGCTTTTCTGAAAAGCACCACCAATTAAACTACCTATAATACCGGCACCGCCTGATATTACTTCACCTAGTGGAAATCCTCCTGCCATAACATAAAATTTTTAAATGAAACAAAACCCCCACAAAGGGGGGAATAAAATACAAAATTATGGATGATTATTTGTAGGTGTAGGCTCGGTAGGTGTAGGCTCGGTAGGCTCTACAGGTTCTATCGGCTTGTTCCTATCTTCGTAATCCTTTATCAACTCATCAACTAATGCTTTATATTTGGCGATTTCAACGGCATCTCCTGCATAACGTGACGGTATAAACGCCATTATCTCCTCATCTGACAAATCTTTAGGAGTTCCTTTACCGAAATGTACCGATAAATTCGATAATATTAAATCTTTTTCCTGCTTAGATACATCTTCAGAGAATAGGCGAACCAGGTCGTTATCTCTAAAACCAGTAACTGGGTTAATAGGACATAACTGCTCTATTACTGTTGTATCTGCTATAACTACACTGTTCGGTGTGCCATTTACATAACTTGGATACTCATTAAATGTCGCTATATCAATAGTTTGCGACTGCTGTATTATTTGGTTACGAAAATTCATACTATACTAATGATTGGTTATTAACTGCCATTGGGCGTACTGCTTTAACATCAAAGTAACTATTAACTAGGAATTGGTCCGTATCTGACTTTCCATTGTATTTTAACCCAAATATAGGGTATAATACGTTAGGGTCAATTAAAAGGTCTGGTACTGACAATGCAGCCTTTTTATTTGTATAATTGTTTCTTGGTGTTGTCCAGGCATTAAGGCTGCCACCTGTCATAAATTGATTGAACAACATATCTCTAGAAGTCTTATACTCGCTATATCTTGGAGTATAGCCAAGTATTGTGTTTGCGAATTTTACACCATCTAAAGCACTACCACCGAAACACACATCACTTTGTATTAATGGCTGATAGCCTAAATTTTCGAACTCTGGTTGAAAATAATCTTCACGCTTGAACTTACGGTTAAATGGGTCAAATTGGCGGGCATCATAATCAACTTGTGGCGATATACTGTAAATACAGAATATCATACCGTGCTCTTTCGCTTCAAAATCAATTCTACCACTTGACATTGTGCCAATACCTTTTCCAAATACTTGACCTACTACACTACCAGTTTTTGAAGTGCCATCAATAGAACTGTTTGCAGTACTCATTACTTCGTTTATTACAATAGTATTATCAACACCACCAATAAATTGTGCTACGTCTCTTCTACTTTCAGGAACTTTAAAGCCATAATGTGCTGCTATCTGGTTACTATAGTCCAAACCATTGGCTGCTCTTGTTCTTTCCAACATCTTTTCCAATGCAAACATAGCACGTATATCACTAGTCGAAATAGCACCAGCGGAAGCGCTTACACCATCATTGTTCTTGTTTATTTCTGCTTTACTATTTGTATAATTAGGCAAATTAAAAATACCTTCATTGTATGAAGCAGTAGGATATACGCCTGTGTAAAAATCTTTTGTCCAATGCCTGTAACGTAATTGACACATCTGGTACACTTCAGTATTTTTCAACTGTAGCTTTGTACTACTATTGCACCAATCAACATTAAATGTGTAGGGTACTGGCTTTTCCCATAATTGATTACGATAAAAGTCATTATATATTCTTTGATAGCCAAGCAACCTAAATGGATTAGCAAGGTTATGAGGAATAAAGTAACTTAACAATTCTTCGATATCGCTACTATCGAAGATATCGGGGCGAGGTTTAGTTGTATCCGAAGATTGACGGTAAGGGTGAAATACTTGTCCTTTGTCATCTATTCCATAGCCTAACATATGAAGTAGCCTAAATGCTCCGTATGCGTAATCGTAACCTAATGCATCCTTAGATGAAAGGGTTAAATTTGTCAAATCTAAATTGATGCGCTCTATTTTTTCAGCAAAGCCAGCACCACCAGCTTTATATACTTTTTTCGCATCTTTTGAATAGGCTGATAACTTTTCAACTAAATCTTTATTCTGTGATACAATTAAACTGTGTAATTCGTCCAAATAGAACGACGGTATAGAAGTAGGTACAAAATTACCTTCATTTGCTGTAAGCTTATCAACAAAAGAGGGTCGCTCATACATTCTATCTCCATTCGTTACGCCTGTAAAAAACTTATCTGAATGATTCCATAAAGAACGGTAAGGAACAAAAAAGAAATGGTAATACTCTTTACAACGTGCAAATGCAGCCGTATTAAGTGGCTGAGTTCTCACAAAATCATCTACCTTGAAACTAAACTTTTCGGTAGGGTTGCATTCCCATACACCGATAGGGAGCAGCGCACCAGCTGGAGCACTGAAAACTTTACGGCTCGAAAGGTCATAACCGTTTCGGCTCAAATTTGGGTGTGGACTTGGTAATTTAAATAATCCCATAATTAACTAATTTTTAAAACATTCAACAATTCGTTTTTAACTTTCACTTTCAAACTATCTTCATGTATCTTTTTATGAACATCTAAGTTATGAAGATAGAATGATGATGTATTCTGATGTAATGAGTTTAACACGTCTGTATCTAATATATGCGACTCTCTACCATAATAGCCATTGAATTTGTATAACTTTTTTCTTATAAAATTATCGTCTATTCCGTAACTATTAAATATATACTTTAGCTTAGTACGCTTAAACTCATAGTAGTAATGTGGTACACGTTCGAATAATGTTAAATCAAAATCTAACAAGTGGTATAATGGCATATTATACTTATCTACATAATCAATCTGATATTCGTACATTTGTTTTAGCTGGTATTGCGCTTTACGGTCGTAATGAGCAAGCAACAAATCTACATAACGTTCTGGAGTAGAGTTATATACTTCGCAAAAATGCTTACAAGCATACATACAGTGAATATCAACTGCACTATCAAAATGACAATGTATAATGTCAGATAGTTCTTTTCCATCTACTTTATATTCGTTAGCAATGTCGTATGCAAACGCATAAACTCGTAATTTTTCAGCACGAGAGTTAAAGCGATATTCCCGACACTTTGGGAAGTATCTACTTTCAAGAGATAGGGGAGGAGCGACAAATACAGAGGTTTGTTTTTTAGTGTCGTATTCAATGTGTCCATAATTTCCGTTAATGACTTCCTCCTGAAATCGTGTTCCGTCTTCTTCCGTATAGCCAATAATTGGAGCTTTACTTTGAAGATGGAAGAGCCTTGTACTTTTAAACTGTAAAATTTCTGGCAAATGAGCAGCGCCAGCAACGTATTTAGCCACATATTGGGGTGCGCTTGAGTTGACAAACTGGAAGTCGACAAAACCAAGCGACCAACTCTTAAGTAGCAACTGTTCAAATATCTTTGAGAGTGTCTCACTATCAAACCAGATGATGGCGTGATAATGCGGACGAAGCGTGCTAGGTCCATATTCTCCACAGAAGAAGTAACGTATTTTTCCATTTTCGTGTATGTTATTTATTTTAAAGTAATAATCTATAGAAGAACGTAATCTTTTAAGGAACTTAACTACATCTTGTTTGCATAAATGAGGTACGCAATTATAATTCAATTCCTGGCTATGTGTAACTGGATGAAAATCGTAATTTCCTACAATTTCATCGTCAATATCAATTCGGTTAGATGTCCATACAGTACCGTTTTGTTCATCTATATAATCAGGCTGATAGTATGGTAAATGTTCATTCTTATACGTAAGAGTAATAAATGCGCTGTAACGATGCAATGTACACTCTTTTTCTATCCTATCCTGCCAATTCTTAACACGGATATTCAAGCAAGTGTTACAAGTGCGGCAAGCTGCGTAAACTACCTCATTTGTGTAGGGGTTTATTATGCGCTTGGGGTTCTCACAGCAGCAAATATTACTCATACTAAATACACTTATGAAAAAACTACTTCTTTTTCTTACGTGGGTTGATAAACAACCCTAATACAAATGTAATTGCACCTACTATTAGGTTCATTACGGTGTTTGTCTCTTCTGGTGTCATCTGCATAACGTTTAAAATTTTATATATTAATATTATGATTAATGGGGGTCATATTCTACGTGAATGTGGTCCTTTTCAAGAACAATATCATAATCCTTATCGTACCACAATTTAAAACGCCTTATTAAACTATCTATTTCTTTTTGTGTTAAATGGCGAATTCGAATATCTATAGCATTCCCACTATAATGTTTGCTACCTTTCATATGCTTTCCATCAGTGCAAGATGTAATTACGAGAGGTTTTCCCATAGATTCAAATACATAATTCAAAAAGCCTATAATGGCAATTATTTCTTTCTTAATTCCAACAACTGAAACACCGTCTTTAAATTCTAACATAATTCTATATTTTTTAGATTAATAATTAATTTACGGTGCAAATATAGTAAAATGCAATATAATAAGCATTATGATAAATATAACAATTAGCTAATTATTATTGAAATATTCTACCCAATCACAGTTTGCTATAAATAAAAACACTCTATTAAGCAGCAGACCATATTCTAACTTATTTGAAGAAAAGTAAGATTATATTTTCCATATATTATTAAAATACATAAATCTGCTATTTTATAGCAAATGTAAAGCACATTATCTATTTTTTGCGCTAATAGTTTGTTTCTTCAGCAATTTATTATTATATTTGCACTGACGAAAAAAGATTTAAATATTTACATAATTATTATGGCTGAGAAAAGAGTCTACACTTTCGGCAATGGAAAGGCCGAAGGGAAAGCTGACATGAGGAATTTGTTAGGTGGCAAGGGTGCCAATCTCGCAGAAATGAATTTAATCGGTGTTCCTGTCCCTCCAGGATTTACAATTACGACCGATGTTTGTAACGAATATTTTGAAAAAGGTAAAGAAGCAGTTGTCGAAGCTTTAACTTCAGAGGTAACAAAAAGCGTTAAGCACATTGAAGATTTAATGAATTCAAAATTCGGTGATCCATCAAATCCATTATTGGTAAGTGTTCGTTCTGGAGCACGTGCCTCTATGCCTGGTATGATGGATACTATCTTGAATCTCGGCTTGAACGATGATGTGGTAGAAGGTCTTGCAAGGAAGACTGGCAACGAACGTTTTGCTTACGATAGTTATCGCCGCTTTGTACAAATGTATGGAGATGTTGTTTTAGGTATGAAACCTGAAAACAAGGAAGATATTGATCCATTTGAAGCTATTATCCAACGTGTAAAGGCTAAACGCAACATAAAATTGGATAACGAAATGAATGTTGCTGATCTAAAAGAACTTGTTTTAGAATTTAAGAAAGCCATAAAAAGTCAGACGGGCAAAGAGTTTCCATCCAACCCTATGGAACAACTTTGGGGAGCAATTTGCGCTGTATTTACTTCATGGATGAACGAACGTGCTATACTCTATCGCAAAATGGAAGGTATTCCGCAGGAATGGGGAACAGCCGTAACAGTTCAGGCTATGGTTTTTGGAAATATGGGTGAAACTTCTGCCACAGGTGTTTGTTTTTCTCGTGATGCTGGTAATGGTGAGAATGCTTTTAATGGAGAATACTTGGTGAATGCGCAAGGAGAAGATGTTGTTGCAGGTATACGTACACCACAACAAATTACATTAAAAGGTTCGCTAAAATGGGCAGAACAACAAGGAGTAGACGAAAGTATCCGTAGCACAAAATTCCCATCAATGGAAGAAGCAATGCCTGAAATTTATGCGCAGCTTAACGCTATTCAGAAAAAATTGGAGAAGCATTACCACGATATGCAGGATATGGAGTTTACCGTACAAGATGGAAAACTTTGGTTCTTACAAACTCGTAATGGTAAACGTACAGGTACTGCAATGGTAAAAATAGCAATGGATTTACTAAAAGAAGGTGAAATCGATGAGAAAACAGCCATCTTACGTTGCGAGCCAAATAAACTTGATGAACTATTACACCCTGTATTTGATAAAGAAGCATTGGCACAAGCTAAAGTTCTTACACGAGGACTGCCAGCATCGCCAGGAGCTGCTACAGGACAAATAGTTTTCTTTGCCGATGATGCTGCAAAATGGCATGAAGATGGACACAAAGTAATAATGGTCCGTATAGAAACCTCTCCAGAAGATTTGGCTGGAATGAATGCTGCGGAAGGAATACTTACCGCACGTGGTGGTATGACTTCACATGCAGCAGTGGTTGCTCGTGGCATGGGTAAGTGCTGTGTAAGTGGAGCTGGTGGTGTTACTGTAAACTACAAAAAACGTACTGTAGAAATTGATGGAACAGTACTCCATGAAGGTGATTACCTATCGTTGAATGGATCTACAGGAGAAGTTTATTATGGTGAAGTTCAGACAAAAGCAGCTGAAGTTACTGGCGATTTCGCTCAGCTTATGGATCTTTGCAACAAATATACAAAACTACGTGTTCGTACAAATGCAGATACACCACGCGATGCAGAAGTAGCACGTACATTTGGAGCAGTTGGTATAGGATTATGTCGTACAGAACACATGTTCTTCGAGGATCTGAAGATTAAGGCTATGCGAGAAATGATTCTTGCAGATTCTATCGAAGGTAGGGAAAAAGCACTCGAAAAACTATTACCCTATCAGAAACAAGACTTCTATGGAATCCTAAAGTGTATGGACGGAATGCCTGTAAATATTCGTTTACTTGATCCGCCATTGCACGAATTTGTACCGCACGATGAAGCTGGACAAGAGGCTATGGCGGAAGAAATGGGTGTTAGCGTTCAATTTATTCGAAATCGTGTGAACTCACTATCTGAACATAACCCTATGTTAGGACTTCGTGGCTGCCGACTTGGCAACACATTCCCAGAGATTACAGCGATGCAAACACGTGCTATACTTGGTGCGGCTGTACAATTAAAGAAAGAGGGATTCAATCCAATGCCAGAAATTATGGTTCCACTCGTAGGAATTGTAAATGAACTTGACAACCAAGAAGTAATCATTCGTAAAACTGCAAATAAAATATTCAAAGCAGAAGGAATAGAAGTGCCATTTAAAGTTGGAACAATGATAGAAGTTCCTCGTGCAGCACTTACTGCAGACTTAATTGCTAATAAAGCCGAATATTTCAGTTTTGGTACGAATGACTTAACACAAATGACTTTTGGTTATAGTCGCGATGATATTGCAAGTTTCTTGCCAAGTTATCTTGAAAAGAAGATTCTTGATGTAGACCCATTCCAAGTTCTCGACCAAGAAGGTGTCGGTCAGCTTATTAAAATAGCAGTAGAGAAAGGTCGTAAAACTCGTAAGAAACTAAAGTGTGGTATCTGTGGTGAGCACGGAGGCGAACCAAGCTCTGTTAAATTCTGTCATCGTGTAGGCTTAAACTACGTTAGCTGCTCTCCTTTCCGAGTTCCCATTGCAAGGTTAGCTGCGGCACAAGCTGCAATTGAGTACGAACAATAGTCATTTTAAACTATTAATAAATAAAGGTGGGGTTCTTAATTTTGTAGAATACCCACCTTATTTTCTGGATTTTACGAGAGCGAAGATGGAATCTTCAGCAGTCTCGCTAAAATAAGAGTTATTTATTGCGTAGTTCTTCTATATTTGCCTTAATAGTTTCAATTTTTTCTTCCGAATCGCTTTGCTTTTTACGTTCTTTAGCTATCACTGCTTCAGGAGCGTGTGCAACGAATTTCTCATTTGAAAGTTTAGTTTTCACACTTTTCAAGAAGCCCTCTAAGTGAGCCAATTCCTTTTCCAACTTCTCGATTTCAGCCTTTACATCAATCAGGTTTCCAAGTGGAACGGCAAAGCTGTCAGTGCCTACCATAAAAACAGAAGCATCAGAACTCTTCTCATCTACAACATTTATGCTCTTGAGGTTAGCCATTTTTACAATGACACAATTGTAAGCTTCATAGTTGTTTTTGCCTACAGCTTCTAAAGAAAGCAATACTTTCGGGACAATATTCTTTTGGTTGCGAACAGTACGAATGCCACCAACAATTTGCTTCACATTCTCAATTTCAGCAATCAAGGTCTTATCTTCATCAGTAGGAAGTGCCAATTCAAGTTTCTCCAACATTATACTTTCTCCCTCGTTTCGGTCAAAAATATGTTGCCAAAGTTCTTCTGTAATGAATGGCATAAATGGATGTAGCATCTTCAAAAGAATATCGAAGAAACCGAGTGTAGCCACATAAGTTTGCTTATCAATTGGTTTGCCATATTCTGGTTTTATCATTTCCAAATACCAACTAGAAAACTCGTCCCAGAAAAGCTTATAGACAGTCATCAATGCTTCTGATATACGATAGCTCTTAAATTGTTCTCCCATTTCAGAATTTACTTCTTTAAGCTTCGCATCAAACCATTTAATGGCTATTTTATTAGCCTCAGGTTGTTCTACATCTGCAGTCTCCCAACCTTGAACAAGGCGAAACGCATTCCATATCTTGTTATTAAAGTTGCGTCCTTGCGCACAAAGACTTTCATCAAACAATATATCGTTGCCAGCTGGAGCAGAGAGCATCATACCCATACGTACACCATCAGCCCCATACTTATCTATTAATTCTAATGGATCAGGCGAGTTACCAAGACTCTTACTCATCT